CTCGGCCGCGTCGTCAAACACGGCCGAAGGAACCGGGTAGTTGGTCAAGCCTCTCAATGAATTGGAAATCGTCATCATGATTATGCAGTCTTGTCAGCCTCGCCACCGTTCCACTTTGTGGAAGCCACGTTCAGGAACACGAGCGACTTGCGGTTGCTCAATGCCGGCTGCACGTAGGCTTCCGCCATCGTCACTTCAGCCAACGGATTCACTTCCGAATAGCGGGTCACCTTGAAGTAAGAGCCCTGAGTCTGGATGGCCTCCGTGCCGTCCTGAATGGGAACGGGCTTGTAGTAGGTGTAACCCAGACGCGGTTCGGGCGAGAGGGTGACTACGTTTTCGTTCCAGGGCTTCACGGTCTCGCGTGAGCCGTTTTTCTGCTCGATGGTGACATAAGAATCGATGACCAGCAACTGAGGATACTTGTTCTTCTGCATGTAGCGGTTGATGGTATCCAGGTCCACGTTGTCCACGCTGGCCAGGCCCACCGCCTTCAGGATGACACCGGCTACACGGTTGATGGTCTTCTTCTGCATGCAGAGTTCCTCGTAAGCCGCCTGCTCCAGGATGGCGTAACGGGGCTTGTTGCCGCCTTCCTTGGCGATGAGCTTCATGCCTGCGATGATATCACCCAGGCCGTCGGCATTCTCGTGGTCGCTCCAGGGAGCGGTTGAGCCGAGGTAGTGCTTTGCGGGCACGTTAAAGTTCAACTCGTCGCTCTCGGCCATATCGCCGTCGTACTTGGAATTCAGCGCCAGGCGACCGGAAGAACCGATGCGCAGCGCATCCATCTCCACGCGGTAGTCCATACCGTCAGAGCAGCCCTTCACATCATCATACACCAGGTTCACCAGCTCTTTTGCTGCAACGGGGTCATCGTTGCTTGCAGCCAGCACCTGCGCCTCCTGGTACTCGTTCACCTGCAACTCGTCCTTCTGCTTCGCGATGGAGATCTTCGCCAACACGCCGTTCCAAGCACCCACCATCTTGCGGGTCTTGAGGGGCGCCTTCGTGTTGAAGGCCACGCGGTCAGCCGACACGGGGATGCCCTCATCGCCTTCGAGACCCTTGATATCAAACTTGCGGGTATACTTCAGCGGGAAGAGGACCGGCCATGCCAGGCCCTTTCCAGGAGTATAGGAATTGACCTCGACCTGAAGACCGGCACGGTCAATGTCGAATAAGGGTTTATTCATCTCTCCCATAATTATACACGTTTAATGGTTACTAACAGGGCTTCGATATCGCTGCCGATACAAGCCGTTTCCTTTCTCACGTTCGCACCGTTGATCAGACGGACGGGCTGGTCGCCCATACCGCCGAACACGGTATTGCCCAGGATATACTCGGGAGTATAGATGGGCGCTGCCGCCGATGCGGATGCCTTGGCGGCCTGATACAGCGATTCGCCAGCCTTGACGGCCACGCCCATGGTGACGGTCACCACATCCTTCTCGCTGTCGGAACTGTCCACTGCGGTACAAGCCACCGCCTTCTTGCCATAGGCAAGCACGTCGCCCACAGCGATACCGCTGCCCTTGGCGATATTGACGGTAGTGTCCTCGGCAGACACATCGGATACCAGCAGGAAAGACTTGATGACAGCGTACTTGCCGTCACTGTTCTTGCCCACCGCCGTAGTCTCGGGGGCGTCAAAGCCAGGGTCGGCTACAAGGCCGCCACCGGGTTTCTCGGCAAACACCTGTTCGATGCGAACAGGAGCCGCCTCGCCTTCCGAATCGTAGTGAAATCTTTTCATGTCGATTGTCATTTAGTTGGCAGTCCACTGATGGCCGGGGCTGCCTGTTCGGCCTTTCTTGCCTCCGCACGTTCCAGAACGTACTTGTTCATCTGCTCGCTGCCTATCTTGGCGCCGCTCTTGGGAGCGCCTACCGCACCTTTTTCGGCGGAGATGGCAGTCTTCACATCATCGGAGATTTCCTCCATGTACGCGGCAAAGTCCTCATCGTCCTTAAAGGACATGCGGGCATACTGCCGCTTGTACTGGTCCTTCAGTTTGTCGGAGGCACCCTCAAACAATTTGTCGAACTGTGCATTGCGCGAGTTCGCCGTGCGGCCCTTTTCGAAGTCATCCAATCGGGTGCCCATTGAATCCAGACGGTCCAGGATGGTCTTCACATACGAAGGCACTTGCGGTTCGTCTGTCTTCTTTTTACCGTCCGGATTATCCGGCGTGTCAGGATCCTCTTTGTCGGGGTCCTTCTTGTTGGGATCCTCTACGGGTTTGCCTTCCGAAAGGCCGTACTTCTTTTCATAGCCCTTGATGGCCGATTCCTGAGCTTCAGTCACCCGGCTGTCCGTGTAGCTATCGATTATCTGCTGCAGAGTAGTATCCTCGACGAATGTCTTGGCCTCCTCTTCCGACTTGACAGTCTTCGCCCCCTTCGTGGCTATCCTGTCCAACACCTTTTCGTCTATCCCACTCTCTGCGAACTTGGTCTTCAACGAATCTAAGATAGTGCGTTTTAAACTCATCTGTATACAAATTTTTGGTTCATACAAAACTATATATTATTGATGGAAAATCCATCACATTTGCCAAAATATTAATACAATTTAGTTAATTAAACTCTTAATTAATAACGAGTTTGTCCACGATGGCAAAACTTTCATCCTGATTCTTCGTCCATCGGAGTATCTTGCCCTTGGCAAGGAGGAACTGGGGGATGCCGATGCAGTGCTCCTCATCGTCGTTAAAGGTCGGCTCGTAGACGTCATAGCCGTTCCACTTGCCGAGGTACTTCACATCGTCATAGATACTCTTTTGAGCCATCTTTTTCGCAATTTTAGTTATTTTTTCGTTCATAATGATTGGTTTTTAAAATATTAGTCGTATATTTGCGGTGTTCTTAGGGCACGTTTGCATCGCAAGATGAGGATACCTTCGAGCAGCACCGATTAAGTTCGTGAAATCGCACCTCCACGGATAGTGCGGTTTGAAGAGGGTACTTGTATCCTCTTTTTTTATTTTGATTTTTCCCATAACTTACGGAAGTCGCTTCTAAAATTTTTCGATGAAACAATACGCCTATCTACTTTTATCAATCTCGTTCCCTTTAATAAGAAGACCTCATTCAGTAACGAACTTTGCATAAACGCATCCTTTACTTCATTCGCAATATAGTTCGTATCATTCGTACCAAGAATATCCACAACAATTCGTTCAGACTGCTTTGAACCTTTACTAAGTAAATGATCAAGAGAACTAGCCCCATTCAGTGTTTTACCTTCAAGGCAGAAAATTTTCCCATTGCGTGCCACAACATAGTCTGCACTTTTCCCACTATTTGGATTTGGCATAAGATATACATCCATCTTGTTAGCCAGCAACTTCTTGGCAATCGTTAAGTTCTTCGGCATCTCGTTTTTCTTTAACAACTTGTCAAAGTCGCCCATATTGACGCCAAAAATGGAATTCTTTGCCGTTGAATGATAATTCAACCGTTTGAAACTCTTGCTGCTGATAATCGTCTGAAGGATTTCAACCTTCTCCCTATTGGTTTCCGCCTTGTAATAGTCCTGGATTAACTTCGTCATGCCACGGAACTCATCGGTCGCAACTGTGCCTATTCCTCCAGCCTTACTTGCCGCGCCGCTCACCGCCTTGCTCGAAGCCTTGGTGAGCACCTTGCCGCAGACCTCCGGATTGGCGGTCAGATTATCAACGCGCAACACGCTCATGCCCTTGATACGCGAAGCATAATCCCGGGTCATAAAGTTGATGGCTCCAGTCTGCGGGTCATACCAGCGGCAAGTTCCATCGGCAAAGCGTTCGAAGGTGACGATATGGCCAGAACGTGACCTTTTCCAAAGCCAGTCTACATGATAACGACCAGGTTCCGCTGTTGCTTCCCTGAATTCTTTCCAACTAATTTTGGGATATATCACATTAATCCCTTTCCATTTCGCTTGCCCGCCAATATAGAATTTGCTTGGGATATTGCCCTTTTCGTCCAGCCAAGCGCTTTCTGTCTTACGGGCCAGCATGGACTGCACGCTGCCTTTGAGATTAGGTAAAGCCTCCACGGGGAAACCGCGTCTTCTGAGCTCATTGGCCACCACGCATGTCTGGCAGTTGATGCGGTATGCTTCGCTCTCACCGTAGTGCGGATTGCCCCTCATCTCGTTGGCCTCCTCGAAGGTCATGGACGAGCCGCGATTCACGCCGAGTGCCGTTTCCAGCACACGGAAGTTATCCTGCATGGCCTGCGAGTAGTTCTTCAGGTCAGTGGCATCCTCTATCAGCGGCACATACTTCGGGTTATCGGTGACGAAGTACGGCATATTGGCCCAGTTCTTGGCCCGCTCTCGGTTCTCCTCCGCCCAGTCGGCCAACTTGTCGGGGCCGTCAAAGTCCACCTTCTCGAACTCGTAGTCCGACACATCCTCCCCGTCGATCATCTTCTGCGCATAGTCCAGGAACTCCTCCTGCGAGGGTGTGATAGGCACCGCCACACAGCGGCACTGCGGGTGCCACCCCACGAACTTGAAATCAGAGGGATACTTGCCAGCCAGCATGTCGCAGACGTCGGAGAGATGGTTGTTCGAAAGGATGATCTCGTAGCCCAGCACCAGTTTGTTGTCCTTCCACGCCTCGTAATCGGCGGTATGGTAGGCCATATTGATTTCGGTACGGCTCAGGCGCATGGCGTTCTTGTAGGACGAGCGGTAAACACCTTGTCCCGGGTGGTAGTTCTTGGCACGCTCCGAGAGACGCAAGTTGCCTTCCTTGTCCTTCACACGACGAAAGAGCTTGTCCGGTTCCTTGAGGAACTTGCGGATGTCGCGGCTCAGTTGGGCCGCACTGCGCCCGTCACCCAACGCCACGTCCAAAGCAAGTTCGAATTCGGGCTTGCCGTTGTCCACGATGTTCCACACGTACTCCGAGAGTTTCATCCCGTTCACCTTGCGTTCCTGGAAGGCGACCAGCGCCTCCATGTTCCTCGGTTTGAAGGAATCAATCTGCTCCGACGTGAGGCCGCTGTTCCGTGTGAGTTTGTCCACCCACGAGGAGTTCTTGTCGTAACTCAGGCTCCAGGCTTCCTCCTCACCGGTAGTGATAAGGTCGCAAAGGCCGCTGTACAGTTCGCGGTACACCTT